TTGTAAGAGGTGTAGAAGTATTTAACGCTGCAAATTCTACGGAACAAGGTACATGGTTAGAAAGACGTGATCAAACATTTTTAAGTGAGTTTGTAGGAAGATTAACTGGTCCAGAAGGATCAACAGCAACAGGTGCAGATGTTACTGGAAAACCTAAATATTACTCTATGTTTGGTGGAGCAACAGGATTAACTGATACTACTTCAGGATCTATTTATTTAGCACCCACTCCAGATGTTAATTACATATTTAGAATATATTATAACAAAATGCCTGTAGGATTAGGTTCAGGATCAGACGGTAATTCTCACACTTATATTAGTAACTATTTTCCACAAGGTCTGTTATATGCTTGTTTAGTAGAGGCATATGGATTTTTAAAAGGTCCAACAGACATGTTGACATTATACGATGGAAAGTATAAACAAGAACTACAGAAATTTGCAGCAATGCAAATTGGAAGAAGAAGACGAGACGATTACACAGATGGTACAATACGAATACCAATCGAGTCACCGCCTCAATAATTAGGAGATAAAAATTATGGCAATAACATCGGCAATATGTAACAGTTTTAAAGCAGAAGTTTTACAAGCTTTACACAATTTTACGGCATCGTCTGGAAACACTTTTAAATTAGCTTTATACACAAGTAGTGCTACTTTAAATAAATCAACAACAGCTTACAGTACATCAAACGAAATTTCTAACACATCAGGATCTGCTTACACAGCTGGTGGAAAAGCACTCACAAGTGTTACTCCCGCTTTATCATCTGATACTGCGTGTTGTGACTTTGCAGATGCATCTTTTACATCGGCTTCTTTTACAGCTAATGGTTGTTTAATATACAATGATACAAATGCTGATAGAGCAGTTTGTGCAATCGCATTTGGTTCAGATAAAACTGTAACTAGTGGAACTTTTACAATTCAATTTCCAACAGCTGACGCTGATAACGCAATAATCCGTATAGCATAAGGAGGCAATCCTTATGGCCAATTCTTGGAACGAATCCGGCACAACCTGGGGAACAAATCGTTGGGGAACAACTAACGAAATAAGTTCTGGTTGGGGTGCGGATGCTTACGGCACAGGTAGTTCATGGGGCCAAGCTGAAGACGAAGTAGTTCAATTAACAGGTTTATCATTAACATCAACAGTTGGAACACTCATAGCTGGTGCTGAACAAGGTTGGGGTAGAGCTGAATGGGGTAATGAACCTTGGGGAGAAAGTTTTAGCCCTGTTGTTGCAGTAACAGGTTTTGGTTTAACATCAACTCTTGGTGATTTAGCATACGCAGCATCTACTTCTGGATGGGGTAGATTAGAATGGGGTGAAGCAGATTGGAACGCAAATTCAACTACACTTGCATTAACAGGATTAGGTACAACTTCATCAGTAGGATCACCTACAATTACAGCAGAAATAAATACAGGTTGGGGCCAAGATGGTTGGGGAGTTGAAAACTGGGGTCAGTCAGGGGTAACTGTTGAACTTACCGGAGTTGAAGCAACTACAGGCATTGGAGAAGATGTTAGTTGGGGTAAACAAACATGGGGATCTACAACAACTGGTTGGGGTGGAGCATATTATTTAAACGTTGACAGTGTAATGGGTTTAACAGGTGTAGCTGCAACATCATCAGTTGGAAGTCCAACAGCAATATCTGATTTAACATTAACTCCAACAGGTCAAAGCGCAACGTCATCAATTGGTTCTGTAAATATAGATTTTAGTATAACTGTAAATCCAACAGGAGTAAGTGCTACGTCATCTGTAGGTGCAATTACACCAGCGGATGTTATGGGTTTAACTGGTTTATCTGCTACAGCGTCTAATGGTACAATAACAATTTCTACAAATCCTATTGTAGATTTAACTGGTCTTTCTATGACGTCTTCTGTAGGAACAATAACTCCAGCAGATGTTATGGGTTTAACAGGAGTTTCTGCAACTGCATCAACAGGTTCTTTAACACCAGCAGACGTTATGGGATTGACAGGAGTTTCTGCAACTGTTAGTGTAGGTAATGTAGCTCCATTAGGTTATGAAGCTATTACAGGTACGCAAAGCGCTGGATATAGTTCAATTACAGCAACACAAAGTGCAAATTATACTGCAGTAAATGATTGACAATGAGTATAAAACAAATTAAAAAAAGATACTAATTAGGAGTACAAAATTATGGCATCAACTTATACGGCTCTCGGTGTAGAACTAATGGCAACTGGTGAAAACGCCGGTACATGGGGAACAAAAACAAACACTAACTTAAATATAATCGAACAAATTTCAGGCGGTTTTTCTGCACAATCTATAGCAGGTGGAGCACAAACTACAGCTCTTTCAGTTTCTGATGGATCAACTGGAGCAGTTATGTCTCACAGAATGATTGAGTTTACTGGTTCTATTACTGGAAACCAAATTGTAACAATTCCATTAGATGCACAAACATTTTATTTTTTAAGAAATTCAACATCAGGTGCTTACACAGTACAGTTTAAATATGCTAGTGGTTCAGGAGATACATTTACTTTTGCAGCAACAGATAAAGGTGATCAAGTAGTATTTGCTACTGCAAATGATGGAACTAACCCTGACATATATACTATGGCTTTTGGTGACGGTGATGTAACTCTTACTGGAACACAAACTTTAACAAATAAAACTTTAACTAGTCCTGCAATAGGAACAAAAATTTCAGACACAAACGGAAATGAATTAATTAATCTTACTGCAACAAGTTCAGCTGTTAATGAAATTACATTAGCAAATGCTGCTACAGGTAATGCACCTAGTATTACGGCTTCTGGTGAAACTAACGTAAGTCTTAACCTTGTTCCAAAAGGAACAGGTACTTTACAAGGTGGCGGTTCAGCTATAAAAATTGCTGGTAAAGAAACTATATGGATTCCAGCTGCAGCTATGTATGGACCAACTACTAACCCTGCAGATGCAGCTCAAGTAGAAACAACAGCTATAAGACCAGATTTAAAAGTATTTGATTTTGATGCTAGTACAAAACAATACACACAATTTACAATTGCTATGCCTAAATCATGGAACGAAGGAACTTTAACTTATCAAGTTTATTGGTCTCCAAGCACAACCAATACTGGTAATGCTATTTTTGGTTTACAAGGTGTTGCATGTGCCGATGGTGATACTATCGACGTTGCATACGGAACAGCAATAGAAGTTACAGACGCAGGTATAGGAACAGTTGAAGACCAACAAATTACAAGTGAAAGTGGTGCTATAACAGTTGCGGGTTCTCCTGCAGCGGGTGAGCAAAGTTACTTTCAATTATACAGAGACGCAGCAGACGGTAGTGATACTTTTACTGGTGAATGTAGAGTTTTAGGTATTAAATTATTCTTTACTACTGACGCGGCTAACGACGCATAAGGAATTAATAAATGAAGGATGTAAAAACTATTTTTTCTACAATAGGATCATTTGGAGCAGGGTCTGGTAAGAATTCATCAAATATACAAGATTCAAAAGGTAAATCTTTTGGTTATCAAGTTTTAGGATTTGGTTCTGGAGGACCTAGTTTTGCAAACCCTATAGTTGCAACAGGTGGAACAATAACTGAAGTAGGTAATTTTAAAGTTCACGTATTTACAGGTGGTGGTACTTTTAGCGTATCATGCGTTCCTGCATGTCAACCTGGAAACGTTGATTACATTGTCGTTGGCGGAGGCGGCGGAGGATCTCGAACCGGAGGCGGCGGAGGAGCGGGCGGAATGAGATATTCTAACGAATTTATTACTGACTCTCTTACAAACGCAGTAGCTACAGGTTTCCCAGTTTCAGCATGCACAGGCTACCCTATTTCAATAGGTGGTGGTGGAGCAGGATCTAATAGTGATAACGCAGAAAGTACTCCAGGAAGCAATACAAGTATGTCCCCTATCACTTCAACAGGTGGTGGAGGTGCAGCAGTTTTTCAAACTATGAACGGTCGACCAGGTGGATCTGGTGGAGGTGGAGTTATTGGAACTGGAGGTACAGGAAACGCTGGAGGCTTTAGTCCACCTGAAGGTAACAATGGAGGAAACGGCGGCCCTGGAACAGCTCAAGGCGGAGGCGGCGGAGGAGCCGGCGAAGCTGGAGACAATTATCCATCTGGAACTAGAAATGGTGGTGACGGATTATATTATCCTACAGATTCATTATGTGGAGCATCGGTAGGAGTATCTGCACCTGCTGGTTTTTATTTTGCTGGTGGTGGAGCAGGATGCACACCAACAGGAACAGGTGGCGGATTAGGTGGCGGAGGACAGTCTTCTACTGAAAACAGACCTGCCCCGGAAGCTAAAGGAGTTGATAACACTGGAGGCGGTGGAGCTAAAAGAGCTAACACTGGAAATAATACTCAGGGAGGAAGTGGTGTAGTAGTAATACGATATCAGTTTAAAGGATAATTATGGCACATTTTGCAAAAATTTCAGAAGAAAATATAGTTTTAAATGTATTGCGTCTTGATGATAAAGATGCTTTAACTGAAGAAGCTGGACAACAATATTTAGAAACACACAGTAATTGGCCTGCAAATCTTTGGATTCAAACTTCTTATAATACTTGGACGAATCAACATTTATTAGATGGCACTCCATTAAGAGGAAACTATGCAGGTATAGGTTTTGAATGGGATTCAGGTAATCAAATTTTTTGGCCACTAAAAGATTTTCCTTCGTGGGTTAAAGATGTACCAAATGCAAAATGGGTTTCTCCAATAGGAGAAAGACCAGAATTAACTTCGGAACAACAATCCCAAAATGATGCAGAAACTCATACATGGGCGTACGATTGGAATGAAGATAATCAGTCTTGGGACTTGACAAATAAACTAGCCTAATTTATATCTTTATTAAACATATAAAAAGATATGCATAAGAAAGTATTAAGTGAACAGGTTTTATATTATGGTGATGTAAAAATGCCAGAAGGTTGGGCGATCAACCCTTTAAATCTTTGTAAACAACTTTTTGATTCTTTATATCACGAAAAAGATTTTTCTTTCTGTAGAGATTGGGATAAATTAACTACTTATGTAAGAGAACATATTAGAATTAAATATAATTTAATTTTAGAAAATAAAGATTCTTGGGCTAATGCCTATATTCCAAATGAAAAAACTCAAACATTGAGTCATGTAGATCCTATGAATTTAGCTGATTCTGCTGACTTAGTTTTATTATATGGAATAAATACATTAGATTGTAAAGTTAAAATAAATTTTGACGATAATAAAAATAAAGAAAAAGTATGGAATATAGACCTTAAAAAAAATATGTTTGTTATGTTTCCATCTACTAATACTTATTCTATTGAAAACAATCAAAGAAATTCTTTAAACTTTATACAGACTATAACCTATGAACGTATCTAATTACTTTTGGTATTTTAAATCTGCTGTTCCTTCAAGAATATGTGATTTAATAATTAAACAAGGATTAGCACAAAATGAAAGTATGGCTAGGACCGGAGGTTTATTAGAAAATAAAAAATTAACAAAAGATGAAATTAAACATATAAAACGTAAGAGACATTCTGATATAACATGGTTAAATGACCCTTGGATATATAGAGAATTACATCCTTATGTTCATGAAGCAAATAAACAAGCTGGTTGGAATTTTGATTGGGAAAGATCTGAATCATGTCAGTTTACCAAATATAAACTTAATCAATATTACGACTGGCACACCGATGGTTGGAGCAAACCATATAATAAACCATATACTTTAAATCATGGCAAAGTAAGAAAATTATCTATGACTTGTCAATTAACAGATGGTTCAGAGTATGAGGGTGGTGAATTAGAATTTGATTTTAGAAACTATGATCCAAATATGAGAGACGAATCTAAACATATAAAAAAAATAAAACAAATACTTCCCAAAGGTTCTATTGTTGTATTTCCTTCATTTGTATGGCATAGAGTAAAACCAGTAACGAAAGGAACTAGATATTCATTAGTAATGTGGAGCCTTGGATATCCGTATAAATAATATGGAAATAATAGAATATTTTAAAACACCAATTTGGTATGAATCCAAACCAGAGTTTGTTAAGTCTTTGAATAAAGTCTCAGATAAATATATTAAAGATGCTATAAAAAGAAATAAAGATTATATTAAAAAACATGGCGATTTTGGAATGTCTCATCACTCGACGCCTTTAACTCAAGACACTAAATTTATGGATATTAGAAACTATGTTGGACACCAAGCGTGGAATTTTTTAGATAAACAAGGACATGATATGCAACAATACTCTTTAATATTTAGTGAGATGTGGGTACAAGAGTTTTCTAAAAAAGGTGGTGGTCATCATTCAGCACACGTGCATTGGAATCAACACGTATCAGGTTTTTATTTTTTAAAATGTAGTGATGAAACATCTTATCCAGTATTTCACGAACCAAGAACTGGAGCTAGAGCAACAAAACTAAAAATGAAACCCAATGATCAAATATTAGATGGTAATGATTTAATTCATTTTAAACCTAAACCAGGCACATTTATATTATTTCCAGGTTTTTTAGAACATGAGTTTTCTGTAGATCACGGTAAAGATCCATTTAGATTTATACATTTTAATCTTCAGGCGGTGCCGAAAGAAATGGCTAAAGATGAATTTTGATAAAAAAATTATAAGTGAAATAAAACAACCTTACTTTTTTTACAAAGGTAAGTTTGATAAAATTAATTCTAAATACTTTATTAAAAAAATAGATGAGGGATGTGCTTTAAAAAATAATAACTCATTTCAAACCAACGTAATTGGTGAAATGACTAGTTGGAATTATTTTAATAACGATATAGAATTTTTAAAATTTGTTTGGCAAATCTTTGATGTAGTAGATAAAGATGTTGATAGATTTAAATACGTACTACGTGATTCATGGGGACTAAAAAATGGTTTAAGTCATTATACAAAAGAACATAGCCATAGTGGAAACTATTTTTCCGGAATTATTTATATAAACAAACACCCACAAGTTTTAGAGTTTCCTGAAATAAATGAAGAACTTAAACCTGAACCAGGATCTTTTGCTTTCTTTAGTTCTTTTTTAAGACATGGTTGCAAAAGAAATCAAACAGATTCTATGAAATATGGCATAAGTTTTAACTGCGCACATACTAACGACTCATTATGAGTTTTAAAAAAAATAAATACCTAATTATAAAAAAAGTTATTGATAAAGATTTAGCTTTATTTTTAAATAATTATTTATGTGTTAAAAAACAAGTGTATGACACTTGTATAAAAGAAAAATACATATCATCTTTTGAAACCATGCTTGGTTTTTATGAAGAAAAAACACATCAAATTCCTAATACTTATTGTTGTTATTCAGATATTGCTATGGAAACTTTAATGTTAAAATGTCAACCAACTATGGAAAAGTTAACAGGTTTAAAATTATATCCTGCATATACTTATGCTAGAATATATAAAAAAGGAGATGAACTTAAAAGACATAAAGATAG